CACTTTAGTATCCTGGTGGAATGGTTGGAGAGGTTGGACTGCTCCTTCTAAAGATTCATTACCAAAAGACGGAACCGGAGGATTTATAGTTGAAAAAGACAATATACCAATAGTTGCCGGATTTGTTTATCTAAGCAATTCTAAGACTGTTTTTTTTGATTGGGTAATATCTAATCCAGAATACAAAGATAAAGATAGAAAAGACGCTATTAAGCTCTTAATTAACGGTATGGAACATGTAATTAAAAATGCAGGTTATAAATATGTTTTTTCTATAACTAGAAATTCTACATTGTTAAAAATACATGAAGAATTAGGTTATATAATAGACAAAACAAAATCACACGAATTAGTAAAAATATTATAATATGGCAGTAGTAACAGGAGCGATCATAGGCGGAGTAGGTGCGATAGGTAGTGTTGTTGGTAGTATCGATGCTAAAGATAAAGCAGCTAGAAATGAAAGATCAGCGCAAGCAAAGTTAAACAAATCATTGTCAGAAAGACAAGATGTTATAAATCCTTATGGAAACTTATCTGTAGATACTAAAACTGCAGAATTTGAAGCTCAACAATCAGACCAAGCATTGGCAAACTCATTAGACGCTATGTTACAAGGTGGCATGGGTGCTGGTGGAGCAACTGCTGTAGCACAAGCGGCTTTAACAAGTAAACAAAATGTTGGTCAAAATATTAGAACTCAAGAAGAGCAAAATAGAATACTAGAAGCAAAAGGTAGACAAATCCAATGGGAAGGTAAAGAAACTAGAAATGTTGCTGATATCAATAGATATGCAGGAATGCAACAACAATATGCTGCTCAAAAAGCACAAGCATCATCAGACATGTGGTCTGGAATTTCTAGTGGAGTAATGAATATAGCTTCTGGTATATCATCTGCTTACGCTACATAACAAAAATAACAAAATAATATATGGGAGCATACGATAATCCTACGGTAGCACCTATGGTGAACGTTGGTAAAATTATTGGTGATAATATTCAAAGAATTCAACAAGCTGAATATCTAGCTAGAGAACAAAAGAAACAAGATAAGTTACTATTAGAAAGTGGTGCTATAGATAGAACTAACGCTTTCGAGAACCAATCATTAGATTTAAGAAGAAAAGAAACTAGTATAGATAACATGAACGAAGTTGCTAGTATGATGGTTGATAAGTATTATGAAAATGAAAAGAATTATGCTGGTAAAAGAATAGAAGCTGATGAATATAGAAGAATACGTCAAAATCTATGGAATAATTTAAATCAATACCAAGCGTTTCAAAAAAACACAGCCACTACAATAGTTAATTATAAAAAAGATAGTGAAGATGATGCCGTAAGTCAATCAGCAAAAGGTTTACAGAAGAAAAAAAGAATTGAAGCTTTCAAAGCGCGTAAAGCTACTATAGTTGCTGGTGATGATGGGAAAGCAATGATAAAGATATATGTACCTAATATTGTTGATGGTAAAGAAGTTACTGAAGCAGTTGAAAAACCATTAGAAGAATACGTAAATAATCCAGATTTACTAAGTTACGATAAGAAAGCAGATTTAAAAACAATGACTAAAACAATGGCAGAATTAGCAAAAGCTAATTTACATGATTCTAGTTCTTATGATGTTGTCAAAAGTGGAAATATAGAAAGATACTTTTATAAAAGAGATGAAGCTAAAAAAATGCTAGTTCAAGATGATGATTTAAACGGATTTGTTTCAGCTAATTTAGAGAGCATTGTTGAAGATTACATGGATGATGAAAAAGTATTTATTCCAGATACTCCTTCTACTCATGAGGCGTATATTAAACAACTTGAAGAAGCTAAAGATTGGTACGCTGAACATATATATAACCAAGGTTTAGGTAGAGAAGTTGGTAGAAAAGCAATTCCACAACCTAAATCATCTAAATTACCAAGAACAACTAAACCTAAAACAGACGTTTATTCTAGTGTATCACAAGCTAAATCGTTAGAAGAATGGGATGGATCACAATCTCAATTAACAGTTATAGACCCAGCATTAACATTGGTTGGAAACGTAGCAAGTGGAAGTATATTCCAAAATGGTAAACCGATATTTAAATTTAAACCAGGTGAAGATCTTGATCAAGCTATAAGAAGACTTAATATTAAATTAGGATACATAAAAGAAGCTCCAGTAAAAATTACAAAATAATTAAATAAACAATATGCCTAAAACATACGAATACAACGGAGAGATATTTACACATGAAGATATGCTTGAAGCATACGGAGATGATACTGGAGTTCAAAATGCAGTTAAGCAATTTGGTATAAAAGAACAAGGTAATGATCAAGAAGATATTCCAGTAGTGCCGGGAAAGAAGAAGACTGTTGCTGCAAAGGGTGCTGTAGTAGCAGGTCAAAAAAATGGGGCATCCAAAAAGGTGACTGGTTCTTCGGCATCGTTAATTCCGGGTGTTAATGACTTTGGAGCACAACTTACTAGTAAAGCACAAGGTTTTAAAGAATTTGGACAATCACCAGAATTCAAAAAACAACAAGTTGAAAAAAATAAAGCTTTAAAAAATCAACAAGTTCTTGATCAAGCTAAAATGGAAGCTAGGAATGCTGCTAGTTCAGAAAGACTTAGAAAAAAGTCTGAAGCACATTCTAAATTTTTAGAATATACTAAACCTAAAGAAGAGCAATTATCACAATTAGAGTTAGAAATTAAAAGTGAGTTAGGTAAGGATGGTCAAGATAAGGAATACATGGTATATCCTAAAAACGAATTCCAAGCACCTTACGCTGTTAAAAGTAAATACAAGGCATTTTCAAATGAAAAAGCAGAAGTAATAGCAGAGTTAAAGAAAAGTCAAACATTAGACAAATATAATGACGATGCGATTCGTAAATTAGCTGTTGAAAAATATAGAAAGAAAAAGATAACTTCTATGTATGATACTAATGCTAAGGACTTCATGGAAGATGCAACTGAAGAAGAACAAGCAGAGTTAAAAAAAGCATCTGAAGAAGCATCTATTAATGCTGCTAAACAAGTAAACTATAAAGCATTGTTAAATCAACGCTTTGATAGAAATGTAAAAGCAGCAATACCTAGACTTCAAGAAGCACAAGATGATTTAAAACAATACACAAAAGATTACAAGTTTAAAAGTAAAGAAGAATACGAAGAATACAAATCAAAATTTAATTACTTTAATGATCTACGTAATACTGTAGTAGGATTACAATCTGCACAAGAAGAAAACCTAAAGAGTTTAGATAAATCACAAGAAGATTTACAAACAGCAGAACAAGAATTTGATGTTTTTAAAAGACACTATGGCGCTGGTAACTTAGTGCTAAAACCAGCGGCTGCTTTTAAATCTTTATTTGCTCAAGGACTTGGTTTTGCTTCTTTGGTGGCAGATTTTTCATCTATGCCTGCTAGATATTTATATTCTAAAACGATTGGAGATGATGATTTTGAATATGTTTCCGACGTAACCAAAGGAATAGCAAGATATAATCAATATAGTGAAGATTTTTGGGATAATTATTTTCAAAAAACTGTAGAGATAACAAATGCAGAAAGTCTTGGAGAATATTCTTTTGATTTAATAGCAAATCAACTACCAAACCTTACATTAATGATTTTATCTGGTGGTGGTTCCGCGGCAGCTAGAACTGTTGCCGCAGAAGTTGTTGGTAAAACAGTTGTTGAACAAACAGCTAAATCTACTTTAAAAAAAGCCGCTAGTTGGACTATGAATAAAATGGCATTAGATCCAGGTCTTCAATTGATGGCTGCTGGTAGTGCTGGTGGAAAATACTTAGAAAATGTTAGATCAAATGATATAGGTGAAACTAATTATAATCCTATACAAATGGTTACTTCATCGTTGCTTTGGGGATATGCAGAAGCTTTAGGTGAAAAAGTAACAGTTGATATATTAAAAGGTTCAGGTAGAACGTTAGATGCTTTGTTAAAAGGCGAAACTGGTTTTGTACAAAAGACATTGAAACAAAGATCAATAGATTTCTTCAAAGACAAAGGTGTAGATTTCTTGAATGAAAACGTTTCAGAGCAGGCAACTAACTTAATTCAAAACTCAGTAAATAAATTCATACTTGGTCAAAATGTAGGTTTATTAGATAATACCGGTAGAGTATTTAAAGACACTGCTTTATTAACTGGTATGCTACAGTCTTCTCCTCACATAATTGGTGCTGCTGTAAAACCTTTTTTACCAAAAGATGAAACAGTAACTATAAAAGATAATGCTTTAAAAATAGCAAAGTATATGAATCTTTTAAAAGATAATAGTTTATCTTTTGAAGAGTCAACTGTTATAGAAAAGAAAATAAAAGATCTTACAGATAATAGTTCTGAAATAATGAAAGGTCTAATTAAGAGAATAGGTGATATGCCTCCTTCTGATTATGACAAAGTAATAAACTTAAGTAAAGAACTTGCAGATCTTAAAACGCAAGCTACTAACATATACAATAGCGATTCTAGCAATAAAGAGCAATTAATAAAAGATCTTAAAGAAACACATGACTCTAAAAAAAGAGAGTTAAACAAACTTGTACAAGAAACAAAAATACTATCTAAACTAGATGGTAATTATACTGTGCAAGAAAAAAGAGATCTATACGATTTAGAAGTTAAAGCTAAAAATCTAGAAAGAGAAATAGAAGGTAAAGATGGTGCTGAGGTATTAACTAAGAAAGAAGAATTAAAACAAATAAGAGAAAAACAAAATAACATTGCTATTAACAGCATGATGACAACACAGGCAAAAGGTGTTGGTGCTATTAATGAAGTATTAAAAAATAAAGGTTTATCTGGTATTGAAGTTACTAATGTTAATACGATAGAAGAAGCTATAGAACAACATGACAAATTAGTAGATAAACTAGTAGAAACTGGAGAATTGACAGAAGCAAAGGCTAAAGCACAAAAAGCAACATTTGTACAGACTATAAAATCTTCAGAAGCAGCAATAACAAATATTAACGGAACTGACTATATATACAATATAAAAGAAAGAATAGAAAGCGAAGGTGTGTTTGCTCATGAACCAGGTCATTCTATATTTGATAGATTAGTAAGTAAAAACCCAGAAGATTATAAAGATATACACGACGCATTATTAGATCACGTTAAAACATTATTTGGCAAATCTACACGTCAAAACGAAAAGGATGCGTTAGAATACATCCTGGCAGGTGTAAAAGCTTATCAACAACATGCAGTTGATACAAAACAAGATTATGCTTATGATGAATTGATACAAGTAGTTGGTGACGCATTACAAAAGTATAATATTGGCATGGAATCTATGGACCCTACTTTTTTACAAAGATTAGGGGAAAAGATAAAAGAGTTTTTAAGAAAAGTATTAAAAATACAAAATGTAGATGACATAGTTAAATTTGATACTGGTAAAGACGTTTATGACTTTATAAAAGAATATAGAAGAACTTTCAGAAAAGGTGAATTATCTAAAGGAGTAAAAGCATCATTGGAAAAAGGTTTTATTGAAGGTAAGTTAGTTAAAAAACAAACCGCGACAACAAAACCTACTACAAAACCTTCTTTAGACAATGTTTCTAAATATGTATTAGAAAATAAACCTAGAGGATTATCAGTAGATATATCTAATGATTTGTTATATGAATTAAACAAAGATATAGAGAATTATTGGGGTAAAGTATCTGATGGTAAAATAAACTCAATGTATCAAGCTATTGAAGAAGCTGGAAAAATAATAGAAGATAGATCTAAAGATTCTAGTTCTATAATGAAATCTTTAAATGATAGTTTAAATTTAGAAACATTAAAAAGTTTAGAAGTTAAATTGAACACTATATCTAAAGATATAACTGTAAAACCTTCTTTGATATTAGTTTCTACATATATAACTGAAAATAAAAAAAGAAAACTATCGATAGATGAATCTAATGATCTGTTAGAAGATCTATATAATAGTGTAGAAGATTATTGGGGACAATTATCTAATGAGAATATAGGAGTTATATATCAAAACATAGAATACGCTAAAGATGTTATAGAGGAAAGAGCATCTGAAAAAAATCCTATGATGCAGTCTTTTAACGAGGCGTTGAATTTAGAAACTGTTAGAAGCACTGAAACTAGAATAAACAATATAATTAACGGTGTTAGTACAAAAGCTTCTTTAGCGTTTAATAGACTTAATTTACAAACTGAAAAAAGAGAGTTAATAAAAGTAAACACTGATATAGCTTCTAAATATAAATCTGGTCAAGTAAAATCTCAAGAAGATCAAGATATTATAAATAAAAACATAGAGAGAGTTAGGGTTATTAATGATATGTTAAATAAACCCGAAGGTGAATTAATTGCTGGTGTATCTGAGAAGAATCAAAAAACATCAGAGAAAAATGCTGCTTTAATAAAAATATTTAAAGACATTAATACTGACCCAAGATCTAGAGAAAAAATTAAAATGGATCTTTTAGGTAATAACATGGGTATAATAGTAAATCTTGTTAAGAGATACTGGAGTTACCAACAAGAGGAAACTGCTTTTACTAAAGACGATTTAAAAGAAGAGTTGATATTACAATTCTTTAACATGCTAAATACTTATGATCCTGTAAAAAACCCTAATTTTGGAGCATACATTGGTGGTTATCTACCAAAACGTATACCTCGTATATTAGAAAACATAGGTACTATTAAAACCAAAGCAGGAGAAGAGAGAGTGTTTGGAGATACTTTATCAGACGAAGGCGCTAAACAGTTATCAGAAGAAGAAGAAAACGAATACGTTGACGAGATAAAAGCTAAAAAGAAAAGACTTTCTGAAGCTTTAAACATATCTCCAGATATATTAGAAGAAATCAACAAAACAGCTATAAGAGCTTTAGGTGGACGAATCGGAGATATTGCATCTAATGAATTCAAAACACAAATACGACAAAACATACGTGCAGATCTTAGAAATGTCTTAAATCGCGATTTTGGGGCATCTATAAGTTACGCTGCATATTTAAATAAAAATTGGAAAATATTATATGACGCTATACCATTGAGTGTTATGAATAAACGTTTCCAAGAATTTAGAGAACCAGTACTTGGTCCTAATGGAAAACAATTAGAAGAACAGATTAAAAAAGATGGTAAGAGTTGGAGATTAAAGGTTTGGAAGAAGGCAGATATATCACAAGAAGATTTCTTTGGTTATTTTGTTGGTCAATATGTTGGTAAATCAACTCAAGGTACTAGAAAGACTGCTCTTTTAGAAACTATAGCAGAGGAATTATCATTCGATGTGATGATAGATTTGTTTACTAATAATGAAGAGTTTAAAGCTAATTTTGAAGAAAAACAAGAATTACTAGGTAATGAACTAGCTCCTAACTACTTAAGTGAAATAGCTAAACAATTAGATAGAGACACACCTAATACAAAACCTTCTTTATGGGGTAAAAAATTCTTAGAAGATAATAATCTATCTAAAGAACAAGGTATAAATATATTAGAAAATATATCTAACGACTTATCAAAAGGAAAAGAAGCAGAATCTGTATTTAATAAATTTAGAAAATTATTCCCTGAGTTTACAGAGTTTATAGATTATTTCTATAATAAAGTTAAAAACTATATAACTCAAAGTAAACTTTATAATAATAAACAAGAAGCTAGAAAATATAACGAAGGTTTAGTAGAGAAATCTAGTAATATTAATAAAGATCAAATCAAGAACATGAATGATGAAGATCTTAATGAAGAAATAGATAATATTAACACTAAACAAAAATCAGAAACACCTAAAACTAAAGCCGCTTTAAGTTTAAATGGTAGATTTAATGAAATATTAGAAGAAAAATCAGGAATACCAGCTAAGAAAAAACTATCAGAAGCTACCGCTTATGTTGAGGGTAGAGGTAAAGGTAAATGGAAATTCTTTATACCGCCAAATACTGAAGACTTTGTTGGTTTGCTATACACATTTTTACCATTCGGACAGAAAGGCGAAAGAGCTATGGATTTCTTTCAAGATAACTTAATTCAACCGTTTTATGACGCTATGAATAGTTATGATAAAGAGAAAATGCAGATGGTAAAAGACTATAAAGAGTTGAAAAACATATTTAATATGAAGAACTCTTACTTAAGATCTACAATACCTAACATGAACTATACAGTAGATCAAGCCATTAGACTTTGGTTGTGGCATTTACAAGGAGAAGATATTCAAGGTATACCAGAAGCTGAGTTAAGAAAAGTTATAGCGTTTGTTAGAAAAAATAAAGAATTAAAACTATATGCTCAAGAATTATCTAAAATAACTAAAAGAAAAGGTGGATATGTAGAGTATGATAGAGATTGGTTAGGTGGAACTATATCTACAGATATTATAGATTATTTAAATAGTGAAAGAAGAGCGCATCATTTGCAAATATGGCAACAAAACGCTGATGAAATATTTAATAGTGAAAACCTAAATAAAATACAAGCTATATATGGTTTAAATTACAGAAGAGCTTTAACTAGTTCTCTTGCTAGAATGAAGTCTGGTAAAAACAGAACACCTAGTGGAGATGCAGAAAGTAGTGGTTGGTTAGATTTCATAAATGGAGCTAACGCTAACATTATGTTCTTTAACACTAGATCAGCTTTACTACAGTTAACAGCTACTATAAACTACATCGATATGGATATAAATAATCCAGTCGCTGCAGGTAAAGCTTTTGCTAATCAACCACAGTTCTGGAAAGACTTCATTATGTTATGGAATGAAGATTATTTAGTTGAACGTCGTGGTGGAGCTAGATTTGATGTTAGTGCAGATGAGATTGCGACCCAAGCTTCTGGTAAGAATGGATTTAAAAAACTATTAGCCAAACTTAATGAAGCGGGTTTTGCGCCAACTAAGTATGCTGACTCTATATCTGCTGCTCTTGGTGGTGCTAGTTTCTATAGAACACATTATAATCATTATACAAACATAGGTTATTCAGAAGAAGAAGCACATCTTCAAAGTATACTAGAATGGGCAGAAAGAACAGAGACAACTAACCAATCTGCAAGACCTGATAAAGTATCTCAAATACAATCAACCAGCATTGGTAGACTTATATTTGCTTTTGGTAATACTTCTATGCAGTATAATAGATTGATGAAAAGAGCATTTCTTGATATCGCTAATAAAAGAGGCGATTGGAAGAAAAACGCTGGTAAGATAATATATTATGGAGCAATCAATAACATGATATTCTCTTTCTTGCAAAACGCTTTATTTACTTCTATATTCGGTGATGATGATGACAAAGATAAAAGCATATATGAAGATCAAGCGTTAGCTTCAACTATAGATGGTATATTAGACTCTTTATTAAAAGGATCAGGTATATATGGAGCAATATTATCAACTGGTAAAAACATGTGGCAGAAATGGTATGAAATGGAATTATCTGGAAGAAAAAATCCATACGAAGTACCGTTAGAAGTATTATCAATATCTCCTGCGATTAGTAGTAAAGTAAACAAACTTGTTAGTGCTAATAGAACTTTCATCTACAAACAAGAAACAGAGAAGATGAAGAAAGAAGGTTTTTCTATAAAGAATCCAGCTTATGGTGCAGCGGCTAAAGTATTATCAGTTGCAACTAACGTACCTGCTGATAGAATATTCCAAAAGATTGAGAATTTAAGATTAGCTTCTGATAGTTCGTTAGAAACTTGGCAAAGAACAATGTTGTTATTAGGTTACAATAAATATAACTTAGGTATAGAAGAAAAATCAGAACCTATAGATGTTTTAAGTAAAAGTGATAGAAAGACTTTTGAGACATATAAAGATGTAGAACCTACACTTACTGAAGAACAGTATATGAAGATGAAAGATCTTGAACCTAAAGTTAAACCTGGTAGAAAGAACAAAAAGACTTGGTTGAATATATTTAATCCACGTTTAGAACAGGAAATGACTAAAGATCCATTAACAAAAGCTCAAAGAAAAACTTTCGAAAAGTACAAAGTAATAGAACCAACGCTTACTGTTAAAGATTTTATAAATATGAATAATATATCTATAAGAGAAGGTAGTAACGTAGAAGAGTTTGAGAAGATATCTCAGGAACTAGAAGAAAGAAAAGCACAAGAAGAAGAAATTTTAAATATGAATGTAAAAAATAGAGAAGAATAGTTATAAAGATAAAGGGTAGACGTAAAAATCTACCCTTTTCTATAACTAACTGTACAATATAATATACAGTTTATACATTTTTTAGTGTTTTTGTATAATATAATATACAATATTATAAGTTCTCTATTTCTTCTTGAACTTTATTCCAATACATCATCGGTTCTCTAATACCTGCTTGATTACCAAATTTAATTATCTCATCAACGGTTATTGCAGCACATTGTTTGGCTAATTCATATTCATCGTATCGATCAACAAATGCTTCAAATGCATAGATTAATTGTATTGCTTTTTCTTTTGGTGTCATAAGTTTTCTATTTCTTTTTTAACTTCTTGCCACCATCTTTGTCTGATGTTAGGAACTTCAAAGTGTGTTTCATATATCAACTCATCAACTGCTATTAATGCACATTGCTTTAGTTGATTATCAAATACAATAGGATTACCAAAATCTTTGTTTAATAAATCATCATATTTACTGTATAATTCATTTGCTTTTTCTATTGGCGTCATATTATTCGTTTAAATTACTTCTATTCTGGTGTACTTCCTTTTCCATTTGATCATAGAATATAGTCACTTTACGTGTCTCGCAGTCCATTTTATGTGCACCGCCTGCTAAATTACAGTAAGCGCACCTTTCATTTCTTTCTGTGATGATTTTATAACCTGTATCAATCTTTTGAAAGTCTTTAACTATATGATCTTTAAATCCAAAACTACCCAATGACATACCTCTCGTAATATAAGGACCACCACTTGGATCAACCATATCAATTTCGTTGACTAATGAATCTACCATGCTTAGATATGTATATCCTAATCTATATTCTTTTATATCGACATCATATTCATGGACTGCTTCCTTAAATTTTTCTAAAGACCAAGGACTTTCTACATCATTACAATAAGCCTCGTAAGCTCTAGTATAATCATTAGGCATGCCAACTCTACAATATTCGAAGTTACCCTCCCATAAAATGTCTTGATGATCATCCTCTGTAAATGTGAACACATCACCGTACCTGTTTTTATATTCTCTCATAGTTTAGATTTTATAAGTGCAATTAACATATCTTTATGTATAGATAGTGTGTTCTTTTTCGTGTCTTCTTGAAAGTTCCACATAATATCAGTATAACTCAAACAAGGTTTATTATCTAATATAAACTCCTCTGCCTCTTCTTTTGTTTTGAAGTACTGTCTACTATCGTTTTTATGAAAACCATAAGTTTCTATTAAGTATGGAGTACATGTTTTAAACAATGCTTCTTCTTTAGTAAAAACTACCCACCATAAATACTCATTAACCTTTTCCCAATATTCAGGATTATCTTCAACGTGATAATCATAAATACACCATCTACTATCTCCTTCTTTGTAGTAATAACTAGTGTTAGATTTTATCTTTGATTCTTTTTCTGCAATAGTTCCTAGTTTAGGAGATCCTGGATACTCTTTAATTAGTTTATACTTCGTCATCTGTTTTAAAATATTCGTTAATAGTGTCTATATGAAATCCGTAATTCATGAGCATTCCTTTAAAAGAATTTACAATTTGTTCCATAGATATATCCATGTTAGTAAACTCAGTAGAGTATATCTCAAATTTATCTTCAATTATTATTTTCATAATTATGTTATTTCACAGTTACCACCTCCGCACGCTGCAGAGTCACTAAAATTAGTATTATCTTGCACTTCAATTACTTTAGATAAATCAACGTCTTTTAATGTAGACATCATTTCTTCGTATTGCTCTTTAGTACAGTCTTCAAATGGAGTTTGTTTGTATGTTCCTCCGTGATATGGTAACACAGACAAACCATTATAATATTCTTTATTAACCCACATCCATTCACCAATGATTTTCCATTCGTCATCACGTACAGAAACTGTACAAGAAACGTTATGAGTGTTATTACCTTTATTGTGACCTTGTTTAACCCAATCCTTAGAAATCAATTTAACCCTTTCTAATAGATCCAATGTTGATTCATGTCGTGTTATCGCACCATTAGGAGCTTTCTGAGGCACAGAAATAACTGATTGTGATGTTGGATTAAAATATTCGTCTTCTAACAGTTCTGGATGATTTATTGCAAGATAAGTGTATATTGCTTCATTCTTACCTAATCGCATACGGCGAATATAATAGTCGTTATGCCAAGCGTGAATACCGCTAGAAGTGCCAAGTACAAGGCTAGTAGTTCCTGCCGGCTTAACCGCGGTTGTTCGTGCCGCTCTGTTGATATTAAGTGCTGCTGCAATAACATTATTTGTTTCTTTAACAATTTGTGCTGCTTCTTCATAGTTTAAACATTGTATATTGTGTTTTGATGCGATACCAGTCATTGATACCCCGAGTAATGCGTCTTTTTCTGTGTTTTTTCTCCATATATCTCTTAGATAGTGAAAGTCTGAGTATGATGCTTGTAACGTTCCTATAAACGATGCTGCAGATGCTCTAGCGTTAAAATCCTCTTGATTTTCAATATCAGCCATATTGATCTCTGTAAGATTACAAAACTGATATGGTCTTAAAGCAATCTCACAACAAGGATTAGTTCCCCAGTCTTTATCGTTAGTAAGGTAAATACCAGGTTCACCAGATCCTGATGCTTCGATACGTTCCCATACTTTATCAAATGTTTTCTTATCAATCTTATGACGTAATAAAACCACTGAGTTATTTGCTCTACCTCTTTGTGGATTGTTCTCCCACCAATTACCAGCTTTACAGTTTAACATAGCTTCTGAATCAAGATCAAACAAACTGATCATCGCAGCACGTCTAATACCTCCAGCCAAAACCGCATCGGCAATATGGCATTGAATATCATGACACTCGATGTCAGTAAGTTTTGATCTATCTTCTTTTGTTCTTAATATAGCTTCTATTTTAACTAATGCAATTCTCAAAGGTTCTGGACCTGGAGCTTTTCCACCAGCAGTGACAAGTAAAGCGCCTTTAGGTCTAATATCAGATAAATCAAATTCAATATGAGAAGTTAATCCTCCTGTGTAAGACTTAAATAGTGTTTTAACAGCATCTGCCCAACCAATAATACTATCTTGAACTACGTATCTTTTTTTACGATCATAATTTGGTTTTCTAATCTCAGGTAGTTTTTCGATTTGATGATTCTGTACAGAGTAACCAACCCCAGTTCCACCAAGAAGTAAAAACATAGTCTCAGAAAAACTATGAATACTATCAATAGGTAAGAAAGCACAGTTATAAATACGAGCGTTATTAAGTTCAATAGCTTTACCACCAAACTGCAAGCTTCGCATCGAAGGTAAAACCTTTTTAGTGAATACAAAATTCTTGTAAACTTGTTCAATCGATTCTTTCATTTTTGGAAACTTTGAAGTATGCATCTCCATGTTCCTTGTTACTAATTCGTCCCAGGTCTCTCTTCTTTCTTTTTCTGGTAAATACTTTGCATATTTTGTATATACTGTAATATCACTTAAAATCTGTTTGTCTAGTGTTAAACTCATTTTTATTCTACTATTTTTATAAATTCCCCGTTTTTATCTAATAATTTTGTTAGTTCAAATTTTTTATCTATATGATCCATGACGGCTTCTATATTGGCAAACATAAAAGTTTGATAAAAATCCTCAATAGATATATTATGTTTACTATTTTGAATATAGTATTCATAAAACCAGTTTATATCTATTTGCTTTTTATTACGCATTTCAATATATTTCTCCTTCATTACGTTTCTAGTTTACCGTTTTTAGCTTTTTCCTCTGCTTCTCTTTTTAAAGATTCATCTAAATAGTTTTGCTTTAGTTTCTCTACCGCTGATTCATAATCAGGAAGTTGTTTTACAAGTTCTAGAGTACCAATAGCAAGATCTTTTAGATTTTGATTATCTTGCATGATCTTTTGAACAACAGCACCTAAAGTATCTAAATCCCTCCTCATTCTTAATAATTCGTTTTCTTTCATTTTGTTTATTTAAAGTTATAAAATATTACATATACTATTCTACCATCTTCCCAAGCTTTATTTGGATATTTGCTATGAAAATAACTAGCATCATAATCAACTAATCTATCTTGTTCATAACCAATAATAGATCTTAGTTGCCATTGATCCATTTCGTTTGCTTCAGAAGTTATCATTTTATTAAATTCTTCATCAGTGATATACTGAGGTAAATAATTACCATAAGTTTTATGTGACCAAAAAGCCGTACCATGAAGAGTATCGAAAACCCTAGGCGACATGTATAGCACAGCGGCTCTATCTGGTCTTCTACCCATTATGTTCATGTCTGAGTGTATGCGCCAGTCTGTGTCTAGTTTATCAGTGGCAACTCTAATAAAACTAAGCACCTTATCTATGTCTGATCTATGTATTCTTTGTAAAGCTGTTACTATGTTTTTATCAAACTCTTTACTTGGCATATTGACATAGAAAGATTTATCTCCAACCACGCGCTCATCAAAACCTTCTCCAACAACTCTTTCAAGTTCTTTAGAAACAAGAGTTTTACCTAAAAAATTATCCCATATAGAAATCATCGTCTTCAAATATAGTTAAACATATATCAAAACAACCAAAATAAAGAACGTGATCAGCATATTCTTGATGATCATACTCATACGTTCTAATTCCAAATACAATACCTGGAAATATACCTAAACTAATTTCCCAATCTTTCATAAGCTTTTTTAATTTTTCTCAGTTGTTTAAAATAAAATCTGTTTTGATAATTAGTATTGCCTGTACCTTGTATAGACTCATACACTTCTATTATCTTTTTAATAGTTAACTTATCTTCCATTGTTTAATCTTTTTTTTAGAATTATTTCCACTACTTCTTGACATTCTTTTTCAGTTTGAGGTTTGAATAACATTCTTTTATCATTCATTAAATACATTAGATACTTAAACATTTTCCAGCGTAAAGGAAATGAATCATTAGCTCTACCTTTTGTTTCTATTATAAAATCTTCGCCCATGAAATCTGGAGTATAAGATATGTTCTGTATCTTCTTTTGACCTCTATCTATAAAATCTCCTTTACCATTAGATTGTCTTTCATAACATTCACTTTTAAATAAGAAACTAGGTAACAATTCAAACGACTCGCTTTCATATTCTGCTTTTATACCAGCTTTTTTTAAAGCCATGTACATTTTCTTCTCGAGACCAGAAGCAAAGGAGATACCATCAAATGATACCTTCTTTGCAACTACTGGACCTTTTTTTCTAGTTATTCTTTTCAAACCTCTGTCATGTGAGCAAAAGACATATCAACTGTCCCTGTATTAGTATTACACCATCCTGCGTAAACTCCTGATGGACTTTCGTCATCTATTTCAACTGTATACCAATAATCACGCCCAAGACCATTGTTCTTCTTCAATAAGGTCTTTGAATCTTTTTTTTTAGATTTAACAACTACAGGATCAACAACTTCTATATTTTCTACTATATTGTAAATACCAAAATTCTCTTTAGTTCTTGTTGTTTTAGATTCTTTATATTCATGTAATGAAGCTAGATAAGCTATAGCGTCTAGCATGTTATCATGTTTGTGAGTATAAGACTCTCTAGCAAACTTTAGACCAATTAATGCGTGATATATATCTTCAGCAGTTAATTGTTTCTTAGACATAACAGAAGCTATTTTAGCAGCGTCTTCCATGTTTTCAAAGAAATCGCCGTATTGTCTTTCTTTTTCTTCAGACTTGTCGTAAATAATTCCACGCGCTTGTTCTAGTATGTTCATATATTATAGAGTTTGTTTTACAAATGTTCCGTTTTCCATTTTGCCTTGACGAGATTTGATAACATCATAAGCTGATTCAACACAGTATTCAATATTTAATCCTTCTAAGTAAGCTAGATTAGTTAATACAACAACCATATCGCCAATAGAGTCGATTATTTCAGATTTATCGTTTTTAAGTATCGCTCTTGCTAATTCACCTGCTTCTTCTTGAAGTTTTACAAACTGAGTTTTAGAATCACCTGATTTATATATACCACGATCAGTTGCCCATTGTCTAATCAAGTCATATACATTGGTATTTTCTAAACTTGGTAAATCAATTACTTCAGAACTAGAAGTAGAATTGTCTTGAGTTTCTTCAAATAATACTTTATTATAAATATAACAAGAGGTATTTCTGTACATTGATTCTCTAGCATTTTCTGTTATAACTTTGATTAAATCATCGTTAACTGTATATTCACCGTAATCAGTGGTAAATCTACTACCAATACCTCTTTTTAGATACTGTTTTAAATCACTTATTGGAACTGGAAATGTTGTTGTTTGACTTGTTACGTTAACATACATAGGTTTATTGTGTTTAATTTGATTAATATTACTGTTTTTTGCGTTTGTGTAAGAGTTAAGATCATTACTGTATTTAAAAATATCTTGCCATTGTTTTTCTTTTATTTCTATAACATCTTTATCGTATGAAGATGCTAATATTTGAAATTCACCAGGTTTGTATCCTTGACATTTAATTACTCTATTATATATATTACACGTCATTCCGACTTTTTTACCTGGAATATGATATAAATAATACATTTTTTTATCTTTTTCCATATTTATGTTTTAAATTCTTAAAAAAACTGATCATAAATGCTAACATTATTAAAAAAGCAAATATACCAATTGTCCATGAAAAAACCAATATCATATTCTTCATACCATTTGATCTTTATATAAATGAAGATTATGTGCAAAATGATAGTAATGACCTATAGATAAATCTTTATTAAAAATAACTAGTTCATCGTAAACTAATTTTTGTAACATAGAAAAACAATACTGATCATTACAGAACCCATACCAAAGATCATTAGATCTCATTAGAACTGTCATATTTAATTTATTGTTACGTATTGTGAACTGAACGCCGTATGTACAAGGAGTGTCATTAGAATACGTATCTATTTCCTTGCCATCATATATTGATATTGCGGCTTTCCTTGTATTAGGATTATCAGATAACATTCGAATAACTTTACCTAGTTGACCATTTCTATTCCACTGCCAACCATAGTTAGACCTAACGTTACCATCGTCGTCCATCATATTTTTCCATATTGGAGCAAACTTAGATATTTCAACAGCAGATGGATCGCCAGACAAATACCAATTCCATTCGCGCTTAGCATAATTAGGATTCCAATTACGATACTTCGCGTGTATAGCATTGTCCATAGGATCTTCAATATAAAAACCAACATTGAACAAAGCTTTGGTATTATCAAACCATTCACCTTCGAATAAAATCAAAGGATAAAAATAATTGAAAGCATCACTTGCTGTCTTGAATTCTTTTTTTGTCATAGTAAAATTTATATAGTTCATGAAGTTTTTTCCAGATCTCAACTGGTCCGTAAGTCTTAGGACTTTTACGTATTTGCTTGTTTATCTCGATATTTAAATACCATAATTTATTATTAGAATCAGATGAATACGCTGATGGATGTATTTTTACTCCGTTATTAATGCACCAGTTAAATGCTTCGTATTCTTTTTTAGTTGGAATATAATCGCCCATAGGATTTGCTTTTTCAAATTTCTTTGCCATTAATCCCAAGGCATTTTATCGTCATGTTCTACAACTGCTAAAGGTATAAAACATCCTGACCTTGGATCCCATTTAAAATTACATTCAGCTCCGTTAGTACCTAAGTTCTGGAACTTACATTTAAGAACTTTAGCTTTAACAGTATTATCAGTATAATTTCTATGTACTAATAAACCATGATAAGAAGCATCATACCATTCGCCACCACCTTTTATATTATACATAGTAGGTTCTTCGATTTCTCCAGTAGTTTGATTCTTATACATTTTAGTTGGATGCGCTACAACAATAACTAATACATCATACTTTTTAGCAAACATTTCTATCTTAGTTAAATATTCCATAGTATAATCTGGAATAGACATGCTCTGTGCCTCTAATAATTTAACTTTGTTGAAAGGATCAATAACAAGACATTTGATACCTTTACGTTTAACTAACTCAGCGCCTTTTCTTAATACAGATTCTAATGAATATCTTTCCATATCAATAAAGAAGAAGTTATCATTAATATGACTAGTAACTTGATTCCATTTATCTGATCCAATATCTTCTTTATGAGGCATATCACCCCAAACTTTACGTATCAACTTATGTGAGTGTAAATATATAGGATGATTTTCTGGAGAAGCAAACGCTGTCTTCCAACCATACTTATTATTATAACCAACAACCATTTGATCTACAAAATCAGACTTGCCAGAAGACGGAATACCGGTAACAGTAATGAACTGACCAGTGTACGTAGAAAAAATATTATCAAAATTATCCAAACCAATTTGGAAACCAGGTTTGAAACCGTTGTGTACAAAGTCTTCAATTTCATTTTCTATATCTTTTAACATAACCACATTCTCTAACGGACATGGTTTAGATTGTAGCGCGAAAGCCTTTAATGACTCTGCACCGTTATTTATTAAATATTCATTTGCGTCTTTATAATCTCCGAAGTTTAATGTCCAGCAGATTTCAGCGCCTAAACGTCTGATCAATTCAGACTGTAAAGCTTTACCAGCTTCATCATTATCTGTAGCTATAATGATCTTTGTTTTGTTTTCAAAGTAATCGATGCAGTTATCTAAGTATTCTAAATTATTAGATCCTAACGTTGCGCCATTAGGTACAGATATAACGTTATCAATACCTGCTTCTACAAAGCTTAATGCATCCATTTCGCCTTCAACAATTACACACCAGTCATAATTAGCTATGTTATTGATGTTATAGAATACTTTTTCAGCGCCTTTGTATAACTTAAAGTTTTTTCTACCGTCTCTATATTTAACATTAACTAATTCAGATCCTACATAATAGTTAAAATGAATAGTGTTTTCATTCTTATTAGTCTGAGGCATATATTCTACGCCTTCTGTTACTTGCATTTTATATAGTGTATCTTTTGATATACTACGTTTAGCGAACCATTCAACAACTTGCTCGCTGATCTGCATTTCTTCTACATGTTCTTTTGCTGGTGGTTTAACGTAGGTTTTATCTGTTTTACCTTTACGTTCAAAGGTATGTAATTGAAAAGTTTTATTGCAGTTATGACAAGTACCTATTCCAGTTTCCCAATCATAAGATGCACATTTCTTTTTCTCATTACCAGCTTTTCTATCAGAAGAACACAGTGGACATTGACCTTGTGTTTTGCCTTCGTCCAAACCATGCTGATTAAACTTGTCAATCTTAAAGCCATTGATTTCTGTTATGTTCATATATTATATTTGAGTTAATTGTTACTAATTATAGATAGAAAAACCCCAACTTGTGGGGTTTAACTAACTTAGGAAAGGAATTTTTAAAAAGGAAGATCGTCTTCTTCTACAACTGTAGGTTTAACTGCTGCCTTAGCTCCTTGTCTAGACGCAGCACCAGGATCATCAGCTTTTGTCATCTTACCATCTGTCCAAACAACTTTAACATTGCCTAGATAAACTTTAGCCTCTTTAGACTCTCTCTCTTCCTTAGACTGAGATACAGTTATTGGACCTTGATTACCAAAAGTATCAGCATCATCATTTACTGTAATGGTAATAGGTAGATATTTACCTTTTTTACCATCGATGATCTTGTCTTTTGGAATTGCATTCAAATTAATACTTGCATTGATAATTACTGCCATATATAAAAATTATTTAGTTACTATTTAAAGGGTTTCTGTTATAAAATATTGCTTTGGGTCAAAGTCGTCTGTTCTGAAGAATAATTCATATTGATCTACAGCTCTAACAACTTTTGATTGTCCTGACTGTAGGAATTTATCTGAGCAGTCAAATATACCTATTTTTCTAGACTTCTTACATATAACTATAAATACAAACTTATAACCAAAAGCTTGTTCGTATATATATGCTTGACTGTCGTAGTTGTATGTATTTGCTGATGATCTAAACTTATCTATATCTGATGTCGTCTTTAAATCTACGATTAATCTTTCAGAATGATTAAGAATATCAGCTTTACATTTCCATGTTACTCCGTGTAAATCTACAATATTAGGTACTTCGTATTCAACTTCACCATCTCTGATTAGATTTCTACAAACGTTATTTTCTAATATAATTTCAGTCAATAACTCTAATTCATCAACTTCATGTTCTAATAAGCATAATTCACCGTTTGTAATTGTTTTGTATGCTGTAGTGTTTCTAGTAGAAGCTTGAACTATCTTGTACTTTTGTAGTTTGTCTGGTTCTAATATTCTAGTATGAAAATAACCACCAGCTAACATTGGAACTGTTTTCTCAGTATCTTTACCAAAAGACAAAGGATCTTCTAGTAATTGTTTGATGTTTGAATTACTTAAAAACTGTTTACCAAATTCGCCATAGTAATGGTCATCATCTCTTAATTTCTCAATGATCTGTTCTTTAGTCATATATTACTTAGTTAATTGTTTTAGAGCTTCTGGAGTCAACTCATACTTGTTTTTAATACTGTCTAAAGATCCACCTTTTTCAATAAACTCTAGAGCTTTGGTGAATGCCTCATCTTTAACATCAAGTTTAGTCTTTTTAACCTCTGGTTTAGGTACAGATGTAGTTTGACCGTGATTATTAGTAGCATCTGAGTCTTGGGTATCGTCTATCAATAGTAAATTGCCAAGTGCATATTTTTTACCGTATGAACTAGCAGAACCAAATGCTTGTGGAGTCTGCATACCTTTTTGTTGAAGATCAACGCCGACAATAGCCGTTGCTTCGATTTGATTTACACCATTTAC